CGCCGAACAGCATCCCGACCAGCTCGTGTAGGTCGTCCTCGTCCTCGGACCGCTCCAGCTCTTCCAGCCGGGCTTGCAGATTGAGGGGCATGTCCGTGGGCACCAGCACCTCTACGCCGCAGATGGCCTCGGTGCGCTGGACGGGCGAGACGTCCTGCCAGAAGTCTTCCCACGACTGCGTGTCCGCGGCGTCTACCGCGTGCAGCTCGGTCACGACTTGGCCATGGTGGTGCCAGCACCGGAGCGGGTGAACGTGACGCTCCAGCTCTCCTTGTCGTTGTTGCCGCCGCCCTGGTCGCCCAGCTGGGCGGTGGCGTTCCACACGACCCACTGGGTCGCGCCAGGCCCGGCGAACCGGATGCTGCCGACCGAAGCGTCCGACAGGAGTTCGGCCTGCGCCTCCACGAGCGCCTGACCCGGGTCGAGGTCGCCCGTGTCGGGGTCGACCAGCCGGAACCCCTCCAGCTTGAGGCTCTTCCCGATCTGCATGTTCTGCGTCTCGGCCTGGCCCTCGGACCCGTAGGTCGTGGTGTCGGTGGCCTGGTAGTCGTAGCCGATGGTGTGGGTGGTGATGCCGGTCGGCGCGATCGGGATGTAGGTGCCGGCGTTGGCCGGGTCCTCGATCTCGAACTCGCAGCCGCGAGAGTCGTACTTCGTGTACGGCATGGCGGGCCCTCCTCGGGCATGCAGAAGTGGCCCGCTGGCCGGTCGGCCGCGGGCGGATGGTGGTCGGCGGTGTCAGCCGGGGCGGTGGACGCTCGGCGCGTACAGCTCGATGCCGAGGTTGAACACGTAGTCGAGGCGGCCGCGCTCGTCCTGGCCGAGCGACGCGGGGGTCTGCGCGGCGATGCACGACAGCAGCCGCGTCCCGTCCGGCAGCGTGATCGGGCCGAGGCCGTGCAGCTCCCCGTACAGGGCCCACGCGCGGGTACGCGCGACGCTGCGGTCCGTGGCCGGTCCGCGGGTGCGCACCTGCACGTTCGGCGGGTCGTAGGGGATCTTGCTGTCGACCTCGCCGCCGCCGTACGCGGTGAGCGCGACCGCGGTGTCCGGGGCGTCCGGCATCACGTCGCAGAACGTGTCACCAGCCGCGCCCACCGGGTCGTACGTGAGCAGGCCGAGGCCGTCGAGATAGCGGGCGAGGCCGTCCAGGAGGTCAGCCACGGGCCCACCTCCGCAGCGTGACCGCCATCAGGGCGAGCATGGTTTCCCGCTCCGTGTTCATGGGCGTTTCCAGGTACTTGGCCTGGCGCCCGGGCAGGTGGCGCCACGACAGTTCCTCGTGCTGCCGGCGGGCATACACGGTGTCGAAACTGATGGCGCCGTTCAGGCCCTCAACGATGACCTTGCCAGACCGTTCGAGAGTGCCCTCGCGAAGCGGCACGATCTGCTGAGCAACGCCGAGCGTGTGCTCAAGAGCCGTCGACAGGCCGTTCGAGGCGAGGCGCCGCCCGCGGCTGGTCCACAGCTGGGTGCCCTGCCACTGCATCGTGACGCGCTGCGGCATGGCCACCTCCTCAGACGAGCTGTACCTCAAGGTGATCGGGCACGGCGAACCCGCCGCCGTCACGCCGGAGCGCGGCCAGCACCGTGGTCTTCCGCCCGTCGGCGAGCGTGACGCGGGACTGCTGCGGCGCGACGGTGTCGAGGCGTGCGTAGAACGTGGCGCTGCTGGTCGTCGTGGTGGCGTCGGAGCCGCGCACGGTGCGTGTCGTCTCGTCCACGAACGCCCGCACGGTCACCGGCGCCCCGTACACGGGCCCGTTGGCGCCCTCACCCTGGTACGGCTCGATGGTGACCTGGTGCCGCAGGAACCCGCCGGGGATGGCGGGCATCAGGTGATCACCAGGCCCACGGTGAGCCGGTCCGGCGTGAGTGTGGGCGCGCCGAGCACGTCGGCGACCTCGGGCGCGACCTGGCGCGCCGGAGAGTCGGCCGGGGTTTTCGGGCCGCCGCTCATCGACACCGAGCCGATACTGACCGAGCCCCAGCCCGCGCCGACTGCGCCCGTGGAGTCGCCGAGTTCCGACCACCACACCACCTGTGCGCACACGCAGTCGCGGAACGCAGCGGCCACGAGCGTGTCAGTGGGCACGCCGTCGCCGTTGGACTGGTACCAGCAATACCGGAACAGTGCCCGGTCGAGGAACCGCTGCGCCCGCGCGAGCAGGACGTCTACCTGGTCGGCGGGAACGTCCGAGCCGCCAGGGTAGGCGGCGAGGTCGTCCGCCGTGGCGTATGTGGACACGGCTGGCCTCCCGTCAGGCGCTGGCGCCGATGATGATCACGTCGTACGACACGGACGTGCCCGCACCGGAGTTCGCGACCTGCAACAGGTCGGCCGTGGTCGCGGTGACCGGGTACGAGGTCGCACCCGGAGACATGAGCACAAGCAGGCCGCCGGGCTTGATCTTGAGTTTGTCGGTGGCGTCGCCGAACGGCCCGACGAACGCGGCCGAGGCCGCGCCGCCGATCACTACGTCGTTGGCGTTGGCGTCCGCGGCACGCACGATCAGGCCCTTGACGCGGGCGAATGTGATCGTCGCGCCGAGGGCATCGACCAGGCTGCCGGCCAGATCCAGCGACTCCGAAGCGCTGGCCGCAAGGGTCCGCGTGTCGGAGAAGATCAGATCTGCTTGGCCGGCGGCGGTGCCCGTGCCGAGGGTTGTGCTCTTGGTGTAGTCGAGGGGCGCCCGGACCGTGGTCAGGTCCCGAGCGGCGTACTGCACGGCGCTCAGGGCGACGCGCAGTGTGGTCGTGAGCGACATCAGGCGTCACCCTTCCCGTACTCGGTGATGAGGTCTGCCTTGGTCATGGCGTCGGCGTCGGCCGGGTCGGCGCCGCAGGCGATCGCCCACGACACCCACGCGTCTTTCGCCGCTGCCTGAGCCGGCCGGGCATCGAGTGATGCCGAGCCGGGTACGGCCTCAACCGTCCACGGCGACGACGGATCGTCAGCCTCGGCGGCGAGCCGGAGCGCGTCCGGCGAGCCGGGCACCGGGCGGATGCGCTCCGCCACGTGGTGCCCGGCCATCCGTACGTACGCCTCAGACATCAGAGCTTGATGCCGGTCATGACGGCGTGGGACCGCTCGTTGCCGTACTTGAGGCCGACCTCGCCGTAGAGCTGCTCCTCGGTCGAGGCGCCGGTCTTGGCCAGCGGCTCGCTGAAGAGGGTGCCCTTGCCGGGGACGTTGAGGAACACCGGCATGAGCTGCTCCATGGAGCACAGCAGGATGGTGTCCTGCGGCATGTGCCGGTCCAGCATGACGCCGAAGGTCCCGAAGTCGGTCACCACGGTGTCCACGCTGACCCCGCCGACGTTGCGGCCCGACAGCGGGTCGGCCTGCCGGTACTGGCCGGCGTAGGCCGTGGTGAGATTGACCTTCTGCCGGGAGTTCACGACGATCGTCGCGGTCTCCTGCTCGGACAGGCCGCCGTTGTCGTAGGCCATCTGCGCCAGGGTGTTGACGTTGCCGGCGGTCAGCGCGGTGGCGGACGGCACGGTGTACGCCAGGTTCGCGGCGGTCCCGAGGGTGATCGCCGCGCCCGCGGCCGAGGTGCCGACCTTGAAGGTGTTCGTGGCAACCTGCTGCACGTAGTAGATGCGGCCCGCGACGATGCCGGTGGCCACGTCGGTGTTGGTGAACACGATCGTGGCGCCGTTGGACAGGCCGTGCGCGGTCGCAGTGACCGTGTCGGTCGCCGAGCTGGCACCGGTCGTGGTCGTGCCGAGCGCGACCCGGTTGGTGGTGACGGCCTGGAGGATGCCGCGGGTCTTGCGGGGCGTGGTGTTGTCGGTCGGCAGCTGGTACTGACCGTTGATGAAACTCCAGTTGACGTCCAGGCCGATGCGCTTGAGCTGCTGCTGAACCTGCCAGTCCAGCTCGTTGGTGACGGGGTTCTCGCCGGGGACGCCGTGGTACGGCGCGGCCTGCGGGGTCGCCAGCAGGCCGGTGGCGCCCTGCTTGGTGTAGGAGACCGACACCTTCTTCTGGTGGATCTCCAGCACGTTGCGGACGTTGCCGCGGGCGATCTCCTCGGCGGTCGGCGCGGCGGCGCCTTCCAGGGCGGTCTTCTGCCCGGGGTCGCCGAGGTCGTACGCCTGCCACTCCATCTCGGTGGCGTCGGTCATGCCGCCGCCGGTGAGGCCGCCGATCGCGGACAGGAACGGAGTGTCGCTGGGCGTGAGGGCGAAGAGTTCGCCGACGTAGTTCGGGAGGTTGAAGGTGGTGCCCATACCGGTGATCTGGCCGGCCATGCGGGTCTCCTACGGGGTGTGGCCCGGCACGGGCGCCGGGTGATCAGGTGGTTGCGGCCTTCTGCCGCTTGAGGCGGAACACGGTCGGCCAGTCGCGCGCCTTGGTGGCGGTCTCGATCTGGGCGTCGATGGTGGTGGCGCCGTCGCCGGAGCCGTTGCCGCCGCC